GGTTTTTCGGAGAATAACAAGGATTATAGGAATTGTTTTAAATGAAAGAACCGTGATGCCCGCCAAACATTGACAGCGTTACTCAACGGAAAAAATTTATATTCATTATCTTGTACCTGTTTTCTCCAAGCTCTCTTGCCGGTGGGAAAATGACTGCCGGGTTACGTGAGGAAATGTCAAGGGTGTTGGGGGTTCAATCAAAGAGTACTATTTCCGACAATTGCGCTGATGTCGTGTTTCTGTATCAGAACTATTCTGATTTTAGCGGGAATATAGAGTATCTTTACACCGAAATCGTGAATCGGTTAAAATTCAAAGGGCTAATCAAGTGAAAGCCGGAGTTTAGTGCTCCGGCTTTGTCTATGTATTTATACTCCATATGCGGAAGTGTCATATAGAGAATTATCCGATTGATTAATAAGCAAATCGTTTGGAAATTTGTAGAATAATGAATAATGCTCTATTAATGTTTTAATGAATTGATCTGAATTTCTATAAATATTGTCGTAAAAGAATAGTATAATTTCATAATCTGATAATTGGTTCATTAATATGCTAAAATATACTGTTTTTTCAGCGGAATCTATTTCTATACTGCTATTAATGAAATGCATTAGATTATGTAAACTCTTAAAGTAATAACTAAGATATTCTCTTTGTTCTTTATACATTTTCAAATAGGCTTTTTTTATTTGACTCATATCCGTATCAGAATAATTGCGATATGATACTAATATTGTATGGAGATATTTAATATAAGTTTGTCCTATATGATTTTCATCCCGCATTTCGTTGATTATATCTCTATTTGAAGCTAAAAAATTGAAATACATTGTATTAAACTCTCGTTTTAATAGAGTTGCGTTCTGCTTTTTTGCTTCTTCTTTTTGCCCTTCAAGTTCTTTTCTTGTAAGTTCTAAATCTTTTTTCTGTAATTGCAAATCTTTTCTTTGAAGAATGATTGTATATATTAATCCAGCAAAGGCTAATCCTGAGAATAGGGCATTAACCGATCCAAACTTATCTCCAAATTGTCCTCTAATATCATAAGAGGGTATATAGTAATCAATCAGAATCCAAGATACTACGATTACAATTATTACAATTGCTATCATTAACCATAACAACCATTTATTATCTTTTTCCATTATTTATTCGTTTTTATTTTTCTTTTTTCTTTCTAACTCTCCTCTTCTAATTATGCAAACTGCATTCTCGTACGGTTCTTCCGTCTTTTGCCAATAGTTCAGAAGTGACTGCCGGGCTATTCCGAGTTCTTGGCTTGAAAATACATCATAGATGGCAGCAGGTGAAGCAAAGTACCTATGCTTACCGGTTGTTTTTATTTCTACGTGTATAACTCTTCTTTTATCTTCCTTTTCCATAATGCAAATGTACGTATATAATTAGTATATGTTACGTAAAATAATATATTTATAATTTATTAACTATGTAAATAGTATTATTAGTTACACAATATACTATCTTTGCATCATCAGAAACGAAGTAATAACAATTAAAAGATATACGATTATGGTACGTTACATAGAAACATTATTAGAAGAGAAGAACATTAGTTTAGAAACTTTTCTCTTAGAGAATGAAGGTAATGTAGATTTGACAATACAAATACTAATTAAGTTTATCTATTCAATGCCTAATAACATCATTAATCAGATCGAGAACACCTTTAGAAAGATTGATTTCTTGAATGGTGACATGATGAACTATATAGAGTTCTTAGCAAAAGGTATGATTCAGTCAATTTAAATGGTATACGATTATGAAAACAAGAATGAGTGATAAAGTAAAAGGTGAAATGATTACCAGAATAATGGTTGAAATGAAATCAGCAGCTATGCTGCAAAATAAGGCATTTGATGAAGGTGTTTTCTTTGACCTCATATTTATGAGTGATAAAGAGTTACTGAAAGTTTCAAAACTTTGTGGCATTTAATAATAGCATTAACTAGCAGGGTGAAAACCCTGCACAACAATAAAGCAATGAGTACAATAAGATACAAAAAACATGGATCTGTCTTTGAAATAGCAATCCTTGTAGCTGTTTGCTATCCAGGTACAACAAATGTAATTCATGAATGCGAAACAATGAGAGAAGCTAGAAACTTTGCTAAAGAAAATGATCTTAATTCATCTTACTGGTATCTGGCTGCTGAAATTATAAATGAAGACGGTGATCTAAATCCTGCTGTATGGGCTAAATCAAAAGAAGAGGCAGTTAGAAAGTTGAAAAAGTTATTATGATATTAATCTGGTAGCCTTCAGGCCGCCACAATGAATACGATTATGAACTCAATAAACAAAAATGGTTGTAGTGTATGCGATCCAGGTAAAGAGAATTATTGCACCTTCACAGTGAAAATCAAAGGTAAACCAAAGCGAATGTATCAGTATGATTATCGAACAGAATCAGGTGATCTGTTTGCAACTGTAGTCCCAACACTGAAAGCTTGCAGAGAAGAAAGAGATATTTGGCTAAGTTCACGACAATAAGTCGATTGTCGTGTATAACGATTGAAGATATTTCGTTATCTTTGGTTGTGGTAGTACCTTTGGGGGTACTATCGCGGGGTAGAGCAGTGGTCAGCTTGCTACTTTGACTTGGTAGAGGTCCGGGGTTCGAATCCTCGTCCCGCAACTATGATTATTAATTTATAAAATGCACACGATTATGGAAATTTTGACGCTAAGTATTAAGCAAAGGTATTTTGATGAAATATTGGCTGGTAAGAAAACACATGAATACCGTGAAATCAGACCTACCAATGCAAAGAAGTATATCACCTACCTATGTGGTGGTAAAGAATATAAAGTGGACGAAGAATTACCCGAAGAGGGTGAAATTGAGCTAAATCCCATTAACTATGATGCTATTAAATTTCTTACAGGCGAATATAAGGGGAAACGTCCTTATATGATTGTAGAGGTGAAGAACGCAGAAGCGTCAATTCTAACAGATGAGAATGACGAAGATATTGTTTATGAGCATCAAGGTGAAGAGTATCTCGCTGCACAGATTGATTATACACTAGGTAAAGTCTTAGAGAAACATATAGATTGATTGTTTAATTTAAATTTTATTGCAGAGTCGCAAAAAGAGTAAACAGAGTATCTGGACCGCGCCGGAATATGAATGGTGCAGGTGCAGGCGGTAGATTAGTTGCAAGAAGAGGAGGTGCGGCGGGCACGTCCCAGTTAGGTTCACGGAGACAGCGATATAGTGACCTTCGCACTTCATTTGGACTATCGGGTGGTTAGCCATGAATAAGGTAGAACAAGCGAACCGGTATATAGACCTCATTCGAGAAAGATCGAGTGAGGCTTTACTGTTTTTATCCTTGGGTAAAGATTCGCTTGTTCTGCTTGATTTACTCTATCCAAAGTTTGATCGTATTGTCTGCGTGTTCATGTACTTCGTCAAAGACTTAGAACATATCAACCGTTGGATCGGCTGGGCTAAAGCTAGATATCCGAAGGTTGAACTTATACAAGTACCTCACTGGAATCTTACTTATATTCTTAGAGGTGGTATGTACTGCGTGCCTAATCCTGATGTGAAGTTACTTAAACTAGCCGATGTCGTGAAAGCCATGCAGTTAAAGCATGATGTTTATTATACCTTCTTGGGTATGAAGAAAGCCGATGGCATGAATCGTAGATTAATGTTGAATGGTTACGAAGAAAAGGGGTATGAGAATAATGGTATGTGTTATCCTTTAGCAGATTGGACGCAAAAGGATATTCTTGCTTATATGAAACAAAATAACCTGCCTAAACCGGTAAGATATGGCAATAAGGCAAGTAATGGTATTGGTTTCAATATTGATTGCTTTCTTTGGCTTCGTAGTAACTATCCAGTAGACTTACAGAAGATAATCAAGGCGTTTCCAATGAGTGGAAGAATTTTATTTGAGTATGATAATGGAACTAAGTAAGTATATAAAGAGTGATTCAGTAGAGCTTAACCGTTCTGCCATTCACTTTGCCAATTATAATCCGAGAAAACTTTCTGATGAATCACGCAAAACATTAAAGCGTGGTATTAAGAAGTTCGGCTTGGTAGGTGGAATTGTCGTGAATAAGCGTACTGGATTGACAGTGGTCAGCGGGCACCAGCGTTTATCTGTCATGGATGAGTTGCAGAAATATCCCGATAACGACTATCGTATTCGTGTCGATATCATTGACGTAGACGAAAAACAGGAAAAGGAGTTGAACATTCTAATGAATAACCCCAATGCGCAAGGTACTTGGGATTTCGACGCTCTTGCGCAGATCGTTCCTGATATTGATTGGAAAGACGCAGGTCTGACTGATGCTGACCTAAACATGATTGGTGTTGATTATCTGTTGCAGACTGAAGAAGAAAGCTCCATTGCTGATGCTTTGTCTGATATGATGTCACCTGTCACCGAACAGAAAGAAGCCGATAAAGCCGCCAAACAGTTGGAACGTGCCGAAAAAGTAGCCCACATGAAAGAAGTCAAGCAACAGGTCAAGGAGAATGCACAGAAGCAAGCTGAGGATATGGATGCTTATGTGATGTTGTCCTTTGATACCTATGAGGCGAAAGCTGCTTTCTGTGAACGATTCGGATATGATGTTGGGATGAAGTTTATCAAGGGAGAAATCTTTGATGAGCAAATAGAAAGGATAGATTGATATGCCAAATAGTGAATCTCAAAATATAAAAGGTCGTGGAGGAAGAAAGCCTAAGTTTGATTATACAAGCGAAGACTTTCTTTCTCTCATAGAAAAGTATGCCCAAAAGGGATTCACGGATAAGGAAATAGCTTTGGCTATTGGATTGTCACCGCAAAAGTTCTGTGAGAAGAAGGGGCAATACAAAGAATTAAGTGAAGTATTAGTGCGTGGGCGGGCAACGATTACTGCAGCCGTAAGGGCAAAATACCTTGCAATGGCTATGGGGGGAATAAAGGTTAAGAGTGAAACCCGTAGATTCATTCAAGAGAAATGCCACTGCATGGGAGAAGATGAAAAATGCCCAGCTTGTGGCGGGACCGGATGGGTAACGCTTACCGATAAATCCATTGTTCAAGAAACAATAAGCGAACTTGCTCCGAGTTTACAGGCTCAATCAGTTATTCTGTACCACTATGATGAAGACTGGAAGAAAACAGAGCGTAAGCTTGACGAAGAAGCTGACATTCCTACCGACATAAACCACGGTATCAGTATTGATTCATGGATTAAAGACAAACTGAAATGATAGAACCCCAGGCGATATACCACCCTCTGTACACCGATAATGAGAAATTCATTATCCTTATCACCGGTGGTCGCGGCTCTGGCAAGTCCTTCAATGCTTCCACTTTCATCGAACGGCTGACCTTTGAAATGACGGAAGCCGAGAAGATTGTTCATCAGATTCTCTACACCCGCTACACGATGGTTTCTGCCGGTATGTCTATCATCCCCGAAATGATGGAGAAGATAGAACTTGATGGAACAATCAAGTATTTCAAGACCACCAAAACGGATATAGTTAACAAGATGACAAAGAGCCGTATTATGTTCCGTGGTATCAAAACTTCTTCAGGGAATCAGACGGCGAAACTGAAATCCATCCAAGGTATTACCACTTTCGTCTGTGATGAAGCGGAGGAGTGGACGAATGAGGAAGAGTTCGATAAAATAATGCTCTCCATCCGTAAGAAGGGTATTCAGAACCGGATTATTATCATAATGAACCCGTGCGATTCCAATCACTTTATCTATAAGAAATACATTGAGAACACTCACAAACTTGTAGAGATTGACGGTGTGCAGGTTCAAGTATCCACTCACCCGAATGTACTTCATATCCATACTACCTATCAGGATAATTTGGATAATCTTTCACCGGAGTTCCTGAAAGAAGTGGAGGATATGAAGGTGAGTAATCCTGAAAAGTATGCTCACGTGGTTATCGGCCGCTGGGCTGATGTTGCGGAAGGTGCTGTGTTCAAGAAATGGGGAATTGTAAAAGAGTTCCCGACTTGGGCAAAGAAAGTGGCTCTTGCTTCCGACTGGGGTTATACCAACGACCCGTCAACAGGTATTCGTTGTGGCATCGTAGACAACCGACTCTATGTGGATGAGTTATTCTATGAAACAGGAATGCTCACAAATGCCATTGCCGAAAAATTGAAGCCGTGGGGGCTGAAAGTCTACGGAGATAGTGCCGACCCTCGTTTGATTCAGGAAATCAAAAATAGGGGTGTGAACATCTATCCGGTAGATAAATTCCCTGGTTCTATTAAAGCCGGTATTGACAAGATACATGAGATGGAACTATTCGTTACTGAACGTTCATACCATATCATTGAGGAACTCCGTAAATATGTTTGGGATAAAGACAAAGACGGGCATTATATCAATGAGCCGGTAGACGCCTGGAATCACTGTATAGACCCTATTAGATATTATATCTTGGGGCACATTTTAGGACGTATTTTGAAGCCGAAAGATTTAACTGGAATATTCACACACTAAAAATATAGATTATGCCATTAACGCTTGAAGAAATATTAGCATTGCCTGACATCGGGCAGAAAATAAGCTACTTGAAGAAAGGTAGAAAAACCGAGCTCCCCGACCGTTGTGAACTTTGGGACGACTGGAATCCCGAACGCCATGAAATCATGGTGGATAAAGAGAAGTATCCAGACAGAAAGGTGCTTGAAAAAGAAGCGGAGAAAGTTTTCGATGAAGAGACCGGTAAAACATACGAAATTGAAGCGAAGTACAAGGACGAACCGGTAAACCGTATTTCTATTCCATTGGAACAGGATATAGTGAACATTCAAACAGCTTTCACTGTCGGGACCGAGCCATCTATGGATTGCACTCCGACCGATGATGACGAGAAAAAGCTGCTGGATGCTGTCAAGGCTGTATTTAAGTCCAATAAAATCAAGTATCAGAACAAGAAGATTGTCCGTTCTTGGCTTTCTGAACAGGAAGTAGCCGAATATTGGTATGTGACCGATGATGATTCATTCTGGGCGAAGTTTTGGAAGAAGGTAAAGACCGCCTTTGGAGGCAAGGTAAAGCCTACCAAGAAGTTGAAAAGCGTGTTATGGTCACCATTCCGAGGGGATAAACTTTATCCGTTCTTCAATGATGAAGGGGATTTTATAGCTTTCTCACGTAAGTACAAAAAGAAGCTCATGGATGATTCGGAGGTCACCTGCTTTATGACTATCACGGACAAAATGGTTTATCAATGGGATTTGTCTAAAGGGTATGAAGAAAGAACGCCTTTTGCTCATGGATTCCCAAAACTACCGGTTCTCTATGCTTATCGTCCTGAACCTTATTGCAAGAAGATAAAGACATTCCGTGTCCGGCTGGAAAAACTGTTATCTAATTATGCTGATTGTATAGACTACCATTTCTTCCCACTGCTGAAGCTAATTGGAGATGTAGAGGGTTTCATGGGTAAGGTTAAGGATAGAATGGTCAAACTTACAGGTGAAGGTGCGGATGCCCAGTATCTGACGTGGAACCAAGCAAATGATACCGTAAAAATTGAGGTAGAAACCCTCTTTGAGAAAGCATATTCTATGACGAATACACCACAAATCAGTTTTGAAAAGTTAAGTGGTGCTGGAAATGCTTTGTCGGGAGTGGCTTTCGATTACGTGTTTCTTTCGACACATTTGCAAGTTCAAAATCATGCCGAGGTGATAGGTGAGTTCTTGCAAAGGCGTGTGAACTTCATAGTCTCTGCTTTAGGTTCTATAAATCCATCTGAATTTAACAAAGCATCTGAAACGATAGATATTAGTACAGAAGTTGTTCCGTATCGCCTTGACAATTTAGAAGATAAAGTTAATGTAGCTGTAAAAGCTGTGTCAGGTGGTGTATGGTCGCAACGACATGGGGTAATGTTTGCTGGAAATATTGACCGCATCGAAGAAGAAATTTCAGAAATAAAAGAAGAACAAGAAGAAAAGAGAAAAGCTGAAATGCAGAAACAAGCCATAAAGATAGGGGAGTGAAATCACTCCTCTTTGTATTTCCATTGATACCCCTTGTGCTTTTTAATTTTTCCACTACAACACATTGAAATGCCCGAAAAATGAGCACCTGTCGCGCGTGCTGCTTCATTAAGACTATCAAATGAATTTATAATTTTGCCGTCTTTCAATTGTATAACGGCTCGTGAATTATGGTGGTTTTTACCAGTTTTTTGCTTTCTACCAAGAACTCTATATGCGTGTAGAAGGTTCTCACCATCAGTAACCCATTCAAGATTGGCAACGCAATTATTGGTTTTATCACCGTCTATGTGATTTACTTGTGGTAGGTTTTGCGGATTAGGTATAAAAGCATTTGCAACCAAGCGATGAACCTTGAATATGTTCTTTCTGCACCATACATTCAAATACCCCTTTTTGCTTTTGATTGGCGTTAAAATACGCCCATCTCTAAACCAATACCCTTTGCCGTTCCAGCATTTCTTTGACAAGGATTTTACTCTGCCTAAATTTGATACTTGGTAATCGTTTTCGTACCCTTCAATATCTTTCCAAATTTCGTTCATAATCATTTCATTTAAAAGTTAATAATAAAGGCAGTCTTTAATGTCGTGCGAAGACTGCCTTTGGATAATCGTGTTATCTCATCATTGATTCTACTCTGCCAGTGACGGTGACACCGATAATATAACCTATATCACAAGTGCATTCATTCAGTTTAGTGACCGCTTCATCTAAGCAATCCCATTGTCCTGCATCCCTTAATTCTTTTTCATCCATCGCACCAGAAACGATATTTCGAGCTTGGTTTATTAGACACATTGCTTTCAATAATTCAGAGTGAACAGCATTGTTCTTTATCTCTTCGATGTTAAATTCTGCTTTCATAGTCATGCGATTTTAATAAGGTTACACTTTTTAAAACAACGCCATTCTTCTTTCTCACAATCGAAATACACTTGGCAGTTATCAGCCGTTTTCTTTGTACCTTTCGTTTCGGGTACTCTGTTTTCTAAGAGAGTGCCAAACGCTTGACGTAACGAACCATCAGTCTTTTTGAAGTAGAACTCTACTACTTTCACTTTTAAAGCTGTTTTCAGCTTCAAATTAGCCCATGCGCATTTTAACGCTTCACTCATTGAATAACCGTTCTTGCGAACAAAAGACCATGCCATTTGCATAACTTCTTTCATCTGACTTCTAAATGTTGTGCTCATACTACTTATATGTTTTAATTATACCACTTCGTTTAATTTTGCAATGCAAAGTAAAACTAATTGGTTTAATTACGCAATATTTGAAGCGATAAATATTGTTAAAAGTAAAACTAAGTAGATTTATTTAATTCATATAGTTGTATTATGTAGTATAAATATCTATTTTTGCCAAATAAAACTATATAGTATTATGGACTTTAGAACAAGGATAAAAGAACTTTGCCAAGAACAGGGCATTACCCAAAAGGAATTGGCTGAAAAAATGGGAATCTCCGATATAAGTCTGAATAAGACTTTACGTGGGGAATATCCGCAGTTGCAAACACTAGAAAAGATTGCGAATACATTAAATGTTCCTATTGCCGAACTATTTGAAAAGCCGAATGTCAGTAATATTATCGGCTTCGTGAAAGTGGGCGATACCGTGCATGAGGTAAAGTCTGTGGAAGATGTGAAGGATTTAGCAAACAATTTAAAAGTGTAATAATATGAAAGTGAAAATAGGAGAATATGAATTACTGGATTCAATGTCGGTAATACAAATTGGGAATACTCCTGTAATGTTTACGTTAGAAGACTCTGATGGTGGAGACCTAAGTTTTAAGTTTGAATTTTCTGATGACACGTCTATTGAAGGGTCAAAGACAGAAATAAAAATAGCGGAAGATAAAACGCTCATTTTTTCTGTTAAGAATTTGAATAATGCTATTAATGGCGGAAATACTTCTTTGTTTCAAGTTGGAACATTTAAACATAGAAAATTATATATAAATTATCGTATTTTTACTTTTAGTAAAGCGAGTACAGATAGAACTATCATCATCAATGTATATTTAGGAGAAAGGGTAGAAGATGGGCAATAAATTAGAACTTCCTGATGACAAGGAATTGGCAAAAACAATGATTGACAATTCACATGAATTGGAGAGAAAAAGAACACAAAATGGAGTGCTCGGGAGGATATGGGGAGAGGCATCATCAGCTCCTAATAATATCGCAGCTTTAATCATTATTTTTTTGGTCGGTTTTGGAATTTTTAAATCCTGCTCTTTGTCAGAAGCAGAGCAAATAAAGGAGGTGTGGACTATTATAACCCCTCTTATCACATTAGCTTTTGGGTACTTATTTGGCGAAAAAACAAAAAATACAGAATAGAAAAGGCAGTCAGTAAAGATCACTCCCTTGAAAAATGACTCTAAAATCAGCTTCTTAGTCAGAAAAATTGTGGGAGTTATAATTTTGATGGATGAAAAATAGAATAGTTAGCGGTGATTCGTATGAGTTACCGTTATTTTTTACTTCTTGAATTATAAATATTAGAATATAATTTTGAATTATAGAATTATATATATATCTTTGTCACACGATAATTGAGTAACCAATGAGAATATTTACCGAACAAGCATTAAAAGAATATGCAGAGAACCATCCCGATTCAAAGGTCGCTTTGCAAGAATGGACTACCATTGTAAAAAGAAGCAAGTGGACATGCTTTGCCGATGTTAAGAAAACATTTAATAGCGTTGATAATGTAGGCAATCAACACTATGTTTTCAACATCAAAGGCAACAACTATCGTTTGGTAGTAGTGATTAAATTCACTATTCAGTTTGTGTATATTCGCTTTATTGGTACTCATAAAGAATATGATAAAATAGATTGCACTAATATTTAGAGCTTATGACAAAGATAGAAAATCAAGCCCAATATGAATGGGCAGTGAAAAGAGTAGAGGAGCTCCTTCCATTTGTGAAAGATGATACTCCTTTGAATGATCCTAACAGCATAGAGCTGGAGCTTCTTTCTAATCTTGTTGCTGATTATTCCGAAGAACATTTTGCTTTGGGAGAACCTTCACTTGTTGATGTTCTTAAGCTTCGTATGTATGAAATGGGGCTTAATCAGAAATCACTTTCACAGTTGATAGGTGTTAGTCCCTCACGTCTTAGCGATTATATATCTGGTAAGTGTGAGCCCACTTTGAAGGTTGCACGTGAAATAAGCCGGAAGCTAAATATTGATGCAAATATAGTGTTAGGAGTATAAATTTAAAGAATAAACTACTATGGAAAAGAAATATCAAGTATTTGTTAGTTCAACATATCAGGATTTAATTGAAGAACGACAAAGGGTTATTGAAGCATTATTGGGCAAAAATTGTTTTCCTGTTGGAATGGAGTATTTTCCTGCGGCTAATGACGACCAATTTACAGTTATCAAGAAATTGATAGATAGATGTGATTATTATATTTTAATTATTGGAGGACGCTATGGTTCAATAGAACCTAAGTCAAGGAAGAGTTATACTCAACTGGAATTTGAATATGCTATAAGCAGGGGCATTCCTGTTGCTTCATTCTATCATGCAAAACCAAGTGAATTGCCTGCAGAAAGAGTTGAACCAACGGATGTGGGAAAACAAAAACTAGGGGAATTTAAAACAAAAGTTCAAGAGAAATTATGTGATTCGTGGAAAGAACCTTATGAATTAGCGTTCAAAGTTAGTAAAAGTTTAGATTATTTATTTGAAAATTCTCCTCGTGTGGGTTGGGTGAAAGCAGATGAAATATCTTCGGCTGAAGCTAATAAGGAATTATTAAAATTAAAAGAGGAAAATGCAAAACTGAATCAACAGATTGATTTTCTCTCTTTAAATGTCCCGGTTGGTACTGATTTATATTGTCAAGGAGAAGATAAGTTTACTATTGAGTATATTAATGATTTAGAAGATTTATATCCAAATGAAGAGCATAAAATCTATTCTTATGAAACGACTTGGAATGAAATTTTTAGAAATATATGTCTTCAGTTGAAAACTGGGCTTGATACTCGGGTTATGAAAAACCAATTGAATGAATATTTGTTAGGTGAAGACTGCAGCATGACTAAACGAAGTTTTGATACAATATGTATTCAATTGAGTGCACTGAAATTGATAGAACTTAGAAATGGACTATACACTCTATCAACATATGGTTACAATGAAATGGTTAGATTATTGGCTTTAAGAAAATAATGGTTATTTTATAAGATATAGGCGTGATGTTTCGGCTATTCACGCCTTTTCAATTTTTATGCTTTCTATCCCAATAAACGTCTTAAACTAAAATCTATGTCTGTGATTCTTTTTATTTTTATTAAATCAGAATAGATAGCTCCTCCTACATTTAATTGTTCACATTGTTTGCTTAGAAAAACTTTACGAGAAAGTACCGCCCTAGGGGTTACTTCTAAAAAGAACCATTGTCCACATAAAATAAATGTATAAAAGCCGTAAGTATCTATATCTTGAAATTGAGATTCGGAAAAAGAGAACTTGGGATGTGAAGTGTCTTCTACAAGAATAATTCCATTATTTACTAGATAGTATAAAGGGATATCTCCGATATTATAGCGTGCAAATCTTCTAATTTGATTAAATCGATTATCTAATCCGTTACCTGTTATTTTATGAAGCTCTTGAAGGAACATTTCATATATTCCTCTCTTGAATTGTCTTGCAAATGTTATAAGAAATCTATCATTAAACTTAAAATGTGATTTTAGAACTATTTTTCTTTTTGATTTCCAATACTCAAAATATATTGATTTTAATCTTTGTGGATTATCTTCTCTACTGAGCAGAACTTTCATCAATCCAAATATTTCTTTGACGCATACCTCTATACAAAGTTTAGGAAAGACTAAATCATCTGGTTGGCCGAAATAGTGATTACATTCATCACAAATATCAACACCAATACTTATACTACCTAAACTTTTAGGCATAGTATGTGGCTTTTCTTTAAATGTTGTTTGAGTTGTATCTTTGCCACAAAAAATACAGATGCCTTTATTCATATAATCCATAATTAGATTTTTTAAATTTACCACAAATATATGGTTTTTAAATTCATTTCTCACAATCTTTCAATTGTGGTTTTCTCCCCCTCCAATTATTTTCCTTCCACCCAGTTACTTCTTACTTTTATACCGTATTCACGACAATAGAACCATTGTCGTGAATAGGGAGCTTAAATATTTACTAATCATCTGTATTGGTGGTATTTTTACTTCTGCAAATTGAAGCTCAAATTTTAATTCATACAGTATGACAATTTTAGAACAAATCTTAGCGGGCCTCCAAACCAAGTTTACTGGGGTGGAGGCTGCTATTCTCACCCGAATTGCCACTAAAAAGGCAGAGGGTGTAACGGACGAGACAAAGGTAAACTCTATTGTTGAGGGTATTAGCTTTTCGGACGTGTTAAATTCTTATGGTGATTTTCGCGCAGGGGATGCTACCCGTACTTCTGTTCAGAACTACGAGAAGAAGCATAACCTTAAAGACGGTAAGCCAATTGAGAATCCCAATCCTAACCCAAATCCGAAGCCGGAAGACAAGAAAGATGATGTACCTGCATGGGCACAAGCTTTGATTGATTCAAATAAGAATCTTTCGACTGAACTTTCCGCTTTAAAGCAAGAAAAATTACAGGCTACCCGACAGGAGCAGATTATGGCAAAGGCAAAGGAGTATGGTATTCCCGAAACATTCGCAAAGCGTTATGCGATTCCCGATGATGCGGACTTAGATACTTTTTTCAAGGACGCAAAGCAGGAACTCGCTAATATAGGCTTTAGCGGTGTGAACCCTCCCGAATCAGCGGAGACGAAGATTGAGAAAGAAAACGAATCTATCGCTGGTATGATTTCGGAAGGTACAAAAACGATTGTTGAATCTAAAAAGTAAATTAAATGGCAGCAGGTACACATTATGACTTGAAACCGGATTATAAACCGGAAGAGTTTTACCGTGTTGAGACAGGTGTGAGAAAGAGCGGTCCTTGGAAGTTGGACATAGCCAATTTGGTTGTTGGTTCTTTCTTACCCGTATTCACCCCGGTTCAGGCTGATTCGGTAAAACGTACATTGATTCCGGTTCGCAACGTGAAGGTTGTAGAAGCCTACACGACCGGAGCTGATGCTTTATCAATCAAAATTGCAAAGGAATCGCTGGCTTATGTCGGCATGTTTATTGGAAGTGGTAAAAAAGGAGCGAAAGTAGTCGCTATCGACAAGACTAACAAGGGCTATGATGTCCTGACTATTGAAGCGGCTTTCGGTGAAAATATTGCTAAGGATGCAGTTTTATTTGAAGCGACTGCAGTAGCAGGCACAGTGAAGAAGAATACAGCGAACTTCGTTCTTTATGATGCGAAGAAAGTTGAGAACGATGGAGCGGTTCTTTGTACTCTCCTGATGCAAGCCTATGAGGTAAAGGAAAGAAAGTTAGTTCTTCCGATCCATGAATTGGATAAGGTGGGATTGACAAGCCGTTTCCAGTTTGAGTATTAATCATTAAAAGTTTAGATATGAATTTGACCATACAAACTTTATTCACAGACCCCGCAATCGTTAAGGCGATTATCGACCGTGTGCTTCAGATGAGATTGGACACAATCTATTGGAAGCAATACGGAGATTTCTTGGAAACTAAAACCCGTGTTTTTAAGACTTATCTTGGAACAGTAACGGGTGTTGTTGCTGGTTCTATTATTGGCAAGAACGATCAGAAACCGTTAAGGGAAAGGCGTTCACTCGGAAGCGGTTATACTGAAATCGCTTACTTGGGCGACCGTTATCAAATGGATATCGAACGTTTGTCGCAGTTGCAGGATATCATTGATAAGTTCAATGCTGCCAATACTGCAGAACAAAGTACAATCTTACAGGAGATTATCGACTTTATTGTTGATGATTATCGTCAGATTTTACTTGCTCCACACAAGCGTATGGATATCGTTGTTCCTGGATTATTGATGACTGGTAAAGCACAGGTTCACTTGGCTGACAACAAAGAAAATATCGAGTTGCTTGATATCGAGTTGCCGTTCCACTTCCTTACTCCAGAAGCTGCAGTAAAGGATAAGTTTATCTCTTACTTACAGCAGGAGATTCAAAAACTGAAAGCTAAATACGGTGTGTTCTCCAAGATGATTATGTCTCGTGGCACATTCATGAAGAACATTGTAGGTGCTTCCGAGTTCGGGGATAAATTCAAGATGATTCTTGGCGAGCGTGAGTTCATGGTTAATGCAGGATTGGTGACTGACCAGATGGCCTCCAGTGTATTTACCGGCATCGGGCTTCCTGCTATCGAGATCAAGGAGGACTATGTAGAGAATCAGGCGGGCGAGAACGTGCAGATTTATGCTGATAACCGTATTACCCTGTTGCAGACTGATAAGGTGATGAAGATGCGCCACCATAAGCCGTATGTAATGACCGATCCGGTTCCGGGACGTTCTTATAATACCGCTGAAGGTCAAATGTCGGTATGCAACTATCGTGACGAAGAAGGTCGATACATGGAGTACACTGCTGAGTGGATTCCTGAGTTTACTTCTCCGAATAAGATTGTGAATTTCGATTTATCAACCATGAACGCTATCCCGGAGGGATAAGGAGGATTCTATGAAGATTAAAGTGATTGATATTTTCTGCGACAAGTTTACTGGCGAAGTGTATAATCCGGGTACAATCCTCGATTTTGAAGACGAAGCCCGTGTGAAAGATCTTTCGGATCGCAAACTTGCCGAAGTTATTGAAGAGAAGAAAGCCTCTAAGGGGATTGTTCTCTTCGAGCAGGAGTTTGAAAAGAAAGACGTTGTAGAAGCATTGAAGTCTATCGGTGTTTCTGTAACTGCAAATATGAGAGAGGGAACACTTCTTTCTAAAGCAGGCGAACTGGATGAAGAAAAGACTTCTGCTTTGAAAGAAGCATTAGGTATCGAATAAAAGGGATAGGGTAGTATCTCTACCCTTCCATTGTTTAATTTTATAAATAAGTAAAGAGATGAAGAATTTTATTTTTGCCATGTGTGGCTTTTTGATGATGTCCTTAGTTTCGTTGGGCGTACAGGCATCAAGTTTTAGCGAACCTATTTTGCCAAAATCAGATGTCGTGATGGTTGATGTTGGTCTGCCGATGATTCAGAACGAGGTCGTTAAAATCGTTCCTATGGATTACTTGGTGTTAACAGCCCCGCAACCTGTATTTGTTATTGCTGAAAGTCCGGCTATTCAAAGCAAGCTGGTTACTGTTCCTAAATGTCCGTTCCGATACGTATATAAATCGAAGTATTGTACGCATTATAGTTACACTGCATATAGTAGATTGATTACACCATACTAAGATGACGGTAAACGACTACATACAACAGAAGTTTCAGACATTCGGCATTCAGGTGTCGGAGGCTGACCTTTTGGATATGTGTCTGAACTCGAAGATAAGCGGAGAGGATGAGATGAACGAGGATTGCCAAACGCGGGTGTCGGTGGCGATTGCGAAGTTCATCCCCTCTCTTTTACTTCGTGCCACTTCAATCGGTGAAAGCGGTTTTTCTATGTCCTGGAACCTTCAGGGAGTTAAGGATTACTATTCATTCCTGTGCAAACAGTACGGGCTGAAAGACGAACTGAGTAACAAACCTAAATGCACCTTCTTATGATATTCGCTCCACACATATTGCAAGTAAAGGTTATCACTCCGATGGATAAGGACGAGTTCGGCAGGCCCATTCCCGGAACCGGTGGTGAGAGTTGGCAGGATGTATGCAAGTGCCGTTGTGATGATAACACTACCAAAGAGTTTAAGTCAGAAAACGGCTCTGTGTATCGTCCGAATTATCATGTGGTGTGCGAGAAGAGAATCACTGTTAAGGCAGGTGATGAAGTCCGCTGTATGGATGGTGAGAACGTGCGAGGTCAAGGCGAGGTTTATACAGTGAAGAGTACAAACTACTTTAACTACTCGGAATTATGGATGTAAGATGTGAGGCTGATTTCTCAGATGTTGAAGATTTCCTTCAGGATGGTACAGGCGAAGTTGTTGCTGGCATGAAAGAAGAGGGAGAGGTATTTGTTGAAGATGCAAAAGCTACTGGAAACTATCAAGACCACACAAAACATTTGAGAGAATCGAATGATTATGAGGTTGACGAAGATGGCTTGACTCTGAAAAACGAAGCTGATTATGCTTCATTCGTGGAATCCAAAGGCTTTGAAGTTGCAGGAAGTGCAGCGTTAAGAACATTAGAACGATGTAAAAAACGATTTGAAAAATGAAATATAAAAAGAAACCAGTAGTAATAGAAGCTATCCAACTTAAAGTAGATAACTTCGATGTTGTATGTGATTTTATGGGCGGAACTCCCGTACCGAAACACAATCCCGATTTCGGTATAGACGAGAATGGCAACACCAATGAGCCTTATCTTGGTGTGTACATCGAAACGCTTGAAGGCAAAATGCTTGCAAACTATGGAGATTACATCATCAAGGGAGTAAACGGGGAGTTTTATCCTTGCAAGCAGGACATTTTTGAGAAAACATACGGTAAAGCCGATGATTCATCCGTAATGGGCTTCGGTGATGCTGTCGAAGTGTTAAAACAAGGTGGGGCTGTTAGTAGAAGTGGTTGGAATGGTAAAGGTTTGATGGTATTCAAACAAGTGCCAGCTCATATCGAAAGCGACATCATCCCTAAGATGCAATCGCTTCCCCAATCGGCAAAAGACCTTATTCTGAAAGGTAAGGGATTTATTGACTATACAAGCCAGTGTCTTATCTACAACGAGAATACCGGTCGTGCCGATTCGTGGGTGCCGTCTATCAGTGATGTTTTTGCCGAAGACTGGGAGATAGTGAAATGATAGTAACTACCGACATAGGCAACATCCTTTATCGAGATTGCAAGGCTTTCGGAATAGACATAGTGCCCGATGGTGAAACATTGACGGGTGAATTGAAGTCTGAAAGAATCGTTATCCATGCAAAGAAACAACAGCCGGGGACTTATTGGAGAAAGTCTTTCGCGGAAGTGAATCTTTGCGTGCCCGATTCAAGCGAGAATGAAGCGAACACCATCCGTTTGAATGAACTCGAAAGAGAAGCAAACAAACGATTTGATGATGTGGTAAGCGCCTATGACGGCACGACCTATCGTTACTCCATTGATTCTACTGGTACAGAAGCGGACACTGCTTTGAAGTGTCATTATGTGAATGTGAGAATTTTATTTGAAGTATTGAATGTAAAATAATAAGATTATGATTTCAGCAGTAGGAATTAAAAAAATCTTGTATGCCGACACAAGTGTAGTTACGGCAGACATTACTCCCGAAATTGCAAAGACTTTGATTCAGGCGGCTATTACCGCTAAGAATGAAGTTTTGAATGTGCATGGGGAAACGTGGCAGATTGAAGAATCGGAAGCCTCCGTTACTGGTCACAAGAATCAGTTGAACGGTCAGAATTATCGCTATGATACTACTCCTGGTGACATTACGCCTTCTTTTTCGATTGGACAGTACGATTGGAAAACGAAAGCCGATATGATGGGTGGCGAAGCGGTCAAAAAAGGCGGAAGTGGTGCAGATAAAGATGAGGTGGTAGGATGGAAACGTCCAACTGGCAAAGTTGTTATTAACAAGGTTCTTTTCTGCCTAACAGACGATGATGTTTGGTTTATCTTCCCGAATGCACAGATTGTTGCCCGTGAAGCTAATACGGACAAGGCGATTGCTATCGCTGTCAAAGGATTGGTGCAGACTTCAAAGGTTACAGGCGTTTCTTCTGAATATAATTATGAAGAATCAGCAGTTGGTGCTTTGATCCCGGTAGCGTAAATTTTAAGTAAAAAGACAGAGTGGCAAGGGTGAGGTGGAGGTATTCGTCTCACCCTTTAATTTTTTCTTATGAATCAAGCAGCTAAAATCGTATCTGATGCCTTGTTAGGCATGGATTTCAAGAATGTAGAGATAGGAGGTATTGTTTATACTATTAAACCACCTACTATCAAGATTATTTGCCGTGCTATACGTCACTTTTCTAATATTGGTATGACGGGAGATAATATACTTGAGGCTATTAATGAACTTCCCGAAGCTACCGAAGATATGCTGAAAGGTATTTCTTGTTTCATTTGTGGTAGTGGGGACTTGGTAAAGACTTTGGAGAACGGAACCTTTGAAGAAATCAAAGAGGCATTGGAAGCCTGTTTCTCTATGATGGATATTTCGGCTTTTCAGTGTGTCAGCTCGATGAAGAACGTGTCGATGCTGGCAGCAAGACCGAAACAGTAGGAAACACAACGTTCTTCGGACAGATAGCCCATCTGATAGATACGCTTCATCTGTCATTTACAGAAGTGTTTGAGGTTATTCCATATCGGAATCTATTAATGATGCAGCGTGATAAACTTCATGCAGTATATGGTGGTCAGAAGGTGAATAAAATCAGTGGTAAAGAATTGGCAAATCGAAGGAAAAAGAGATAAGTATGGCTAAATTATATTGTTTAACTTTTAAATTTTAAAGCTGAGTCAGAAAAAGAAATCAAAGAGGTAAAAGCGCAAGAGACATTGAAAACCAACGTCAACGCATTGCAAATCGTGCCCTTGAAACAGGCAATAGAAAGAGATTAAGACGTGTAAATCGTGTTGCTGAACGTTATTCCCGAAATATTTACGAGGCACAAGGAAGTCCTTTCGGAAAAGCTTTTAATGCAAATCGAAAGATTTCTCGTAGGACTTATATGGGAAATGCTAATGGGTAAAGTACAAAGCCGGATTTCTCCGGCTTTGCTGTTATATGAAAATTTCCATTATTGTGACAGGGGAAAGCCTCTTTAGTAGGATGTAGTTTTCCGCATCTTCTTTTGAGTCAAAGAATTTAATTTTCTCCGCATCGTGATATATGTCAGAAACATGAATCATGCTATATGTTCCATAACTATTTATGGCTAACACTGAAGAATCTAAGACTCCTTTTATAATATATTTCTTTTCCATATTCTTATTCCTCCATCTTAAATTTAGTACTTTATTTAATTAACTCAGCTTCTAATAGATAGCTATTAGGCTTTAGCTTCATTTGATAATATTTTATATTTCGACCTGCTAAGGAGGTTTTTATAAGTTCTTTGTCGGATTCCGGCATTCGAAGGCCAAAATATATCCCAGTGACGGATTCGGGTGATATTTCAAATAAGCCAGAGGAATATAAAGTTATTCTAATTTCTTCTTCACGTTCCCATGCCATTGATTTAGTAGCGATTAAGCATTTTAAAAATTGTACAGAATTTCCTAAAATATTAGCCATATTATTTATTGAAAATTCTGGGGTATCATTCTTGTATTGAACATCAAAAACGCTGTGCAAATGTCCATTTGATAAAGACCTTTGTAGCTGTTCAAAATCATATTCAATACAAAAGCCTCTATGTCCATTAGTATAATATGCCCATAATAATTCATTAAAGACTGTTTTGCTTAAAGAGAATATTCCTAATTCAGTTCTTACTTGTGCTATTATCTTTGCATAATTATCTTTTGCTATATTTATAGGAAGTCCACTTTTCTCAATAAGGTCAAAAACTTCATTCATCTTACTGTCATTGACTATAGTCTCAGCTGGATCGTTAAGATTCTGTACGGTTGGCGCATATATTTGATTATTGACAAGAGTCAACAAATCTCTATATATATCAGCTCTGTATTTATATAATTTCATAGTATTAGTGTTTTTATTGAATACTCTATATTCTGTTTGGCAACTGTATAGGGCGTTTTGATGTTATAGAATTATTTGATTTTGCTTACATCTAATTCATTTCCTGTCAAAAAGTAATATTGGTTCTGAAGTAAGTGGAGTTCTGTGTTGAATATATTCTCATTATAATCGAGGTGAGTCCTACAATTCCATAAGCAAAATGTGTTATCAATAAACTTGAGACAAATAAGTTCTTTATTCACATAAATATCATCTCCAGAATCATATTTTCTTAAGGTGAATCCTAAATCACTTAAATACTTATCTTCTTGAAAATTAATAGCTTCTACTTCGGATAATTCAAGAGTCTTTAGCTCTCCCTTCGCTATGCCGGACAATTTATATGCCGAATGATTATAAATTGATTCTATTGAAATTATTTCTTTGGTCTTAATAATCCTTACTAGATTGCCTACTCTTAAGTCTTTAATATTAACGCACATGTCTTTATTCCTCCATCTTAAACTTAGTGTGACATACTGGACAGGTGATAGTGTTTTTGTCTTCCTCTCCTTTGACTTCATCTGGTGATGCAAAAAGCTGCCACATTGGAACGTTTAGAGCAGTAGCAATTTTTTCAAGGGTTGGATATGAGGGCTTTCCATTCACTATTTGGGCAAGCCCAACTCTTGACATACCTAACAAATCAGCGAACTCCTGTTGAGTATATCCTTTTTCTTTAATGAGTTCTTTTATTCTATGTTCCATAATCGTGTATTTAAATATGGTGCAAATATACATTATAAAGAAATGTGTATAGCAAGTACTTTACTAATTAATGTTAATGAATAGTATATTCTTTACTTATTTTATTGTTTATGTAGATTATATACTTTACATTTGTCGCATCAAAGTAAATGAAATACTAAATATACAAAGATATGAAACGCTACAACTTATCTCAAATCATGAAAGACGCTCATAGATTATATAATAATGAGTATCAAAGAAAAGGTCGCTCATGGGGCGAATGCCTTCAAGCTGCTTGGCGTTGGGCAAAAGACGCTGTAAAGGTACGTGTAGAGAAAGAAGCTAAGTTACAGGCGATGATTGAAGCAAGCTGGGCATCACATAATGAGAGAAAGAACCAACCGGCACAACCGGATAGCCTTACTTGGTCTGACTGCTACAATTCAAACAGCCGGGGGTATATGGGTTCTCAATACTGTGGTGATTAAAGTCAAAGTAAAATCGAAATGAATATAGTCCGCAAGTGGTAGTCTTAGACGTTGGCAATAGCGATTAAGTGAGTGCACGCACTGAAATCAAACCGTCAGCCGGATTTAAAGTATAAACACATAAAATATAACGATTATGAAAACAATTAGATACGCCTCTTATGTAGAATTGAATGTAAAAGAATGGTCTCAGCTATTAAAATTATGCACTGAGTTTCAACCACACGAGCCTTTTGAAGATGTCGTATTCTTAGAGGTAGTTGCGGCAGCTAGAAATTATTGTGATAGTAGCCGTTACGGATATTGTGTAGGTAACGAACGTTTTGAAGGGCTTTTTTTGAAAGACTTCAATAAAATTAAGGCTAAGTACTATTTCAATGGCATTAAGTCCAATAAGACAAACCTTACTGCTAGACAGGTTAATTATATGGATAAGTATATCCCAAGAGTAAAGATACCGATATTTAATCCTCTGGATGGATATAGACCAGTTGAGAAAGTCCTATTTATAAAAGTCATTCGAGCTTGCAGAGACTTTATGAGAGCTAAAATGAGCAAAGATGCACAACAGGCATTCTACGAAAAATTAAATGTAGTATATAATGCTTTGATGCCATAACGCGATTATGTTATCTCAGAAAGGCAGTCTGAGTACGACCTTTGAAGGTTGCCTTTTATTCAGAACATTATTAACTAATAAATGATAGATTATGAATCAATTAACAAAATCAAGTTCAAGCGAAGAAATAAAGATGTATTTCAACGCTATTTTAAAGTTAGCGAAAGCGAGTGAAAAATATCCGGTTAATCTGGATGAAGTTTGGATGTTGGTGTATAATAGAAGAGATTATGCCGTAGATGCTTTGAAGAAAGACTTTATTGAAAATGAAGATTTTATTTGCACTTCGGTAAAAACCGAAGTGGGTAGTAATAAGTTTGATTACTACTTAACAGTCTCATGTCTTGAATACTTTATCGTGAAAAAAGTACGTTCGGTTTTTGAAGTTTATCGCAAAGTGTTTCATAAAGCACCTGAAATAGCAAAGCAATTAAAGCAAGCAACTATCAAAGATAAGATTGTAGTGGCGGATTGGCTAACTGTTTTTCTTAATCTGAACGAGAGTAGTAAACTCGCTTTAGCTAAAACTATCGCAGAACCTTTAGGGCTTCCTACACCCGATTATACACCATCAAAAGGTATTCTGAAATCAGCTGGCGAACTTCTGAAAGAAAATGAATGCGCAATCAGCGCACAAGTATTTAATCAGAAAATGATTGAGAAAGGTTACATGGTAGAACTAACTCGTCCATCAAGTAAAGGTGGTGTGAAGAAATTCAAGTCAATAACAGGTGACGGGTTGAATTTTGGCGAAAACCAAGTAAATCCGAATAATCCTAAAAGTACTCAGCCACTTTATTATGAAGATAAATTCATTGAACTTCTTATTTTGTTACAATTAAAACAAATAGCATGAAAGCAAAAATTAAAATAGTACCCGGCATGAGGTTCGAAAGGCTCGTTGCTATAAAAAAAGTAGAGAAATTGCAAAATGATAAAGATAAGCATGATAAATGGCTTTGCCAATGTGATTGTGGTAATACTACTGTTGTTCGTTCAAATAATTTAAGAGTAGGTCTTACTAAAAGCTGTGGCTGTCTACTTTATGAAATTAGAGACATGAAAGGGCAGCGATTTGGCAGGTTGGTGGCTTTAGAACACGTTGGTTTTGCAAGCAATCGTGTTGCATTATGGCGTTGTAAATGTGATTGTGGTAATGAGGTGGTTGTTAGGCAATGTAACCTGCATAGTGGTAATGCTAAAAGTTGTGGATGCTTTGGCATTGATAGGACAAAAGAAGCTAACACAACTCATGGGCGGTCGCATACTCGTATTTTCAATATATGGTCTAAAATCAAAGAGCGTTGTTATAACCCTAAAAGACCTGCATATAAAAATTATGGTGGGAAGGGGGTTGTAATGTGCGATGAATGGCGATATGATTTTCAAATATTCTATAATTGGGCTTTATCTAATGGATATCAAGATGATTTGACGATAGACCGGATTAATTCTAATGGTAATTATGAACCGTTAAATTGCAGGTGGCTTACTCTAAGTGAGAATGTCCGAATGAAAAACGCAGATTCTTTTATAACCATAAATGGCTTGTCTTTAACTATACACGATTGGGCAATTCGCATAAATATGATTCCCGATACACTAATGTCAAGATATAGAGAATTTGGAGTTGAGTATATAACAAAATGGATTAAGCACGCATTAATAACGGGTGATAATAGCTTTTTATATAAGAGAAAAGAATATGCTAACGGGCAAATAAAGTTGAAATGAATGAATAAAAAAAAGATAAAGGGTGAAAAATCACCCTTTATTTGTTATGATATAATTTTATCTATTTTGTCAAAATTATCAAAGCGCGTAAAATCAATAGAATAGCTGTTTCCTAATTTAGATAGTTCATTTTTATATAATTGGCATTTTTCCTGATATTTTGCTTCATAGGCATCTTTTGCAGGTTCTGAATTCATACCAGCAGTTCGAGTTTCTTTATGCAATGTTACAATATCATTTATAAAACATTTATTATAAATATCAAAAGCTTTATCAGAATGTCCTAACATGATTTCCTTTTTAGCTGTTTCAAGAGAAGCGTCTGTACCATCAATTAAGTTCTTTTTTATCCTACTAACGTCATCTGTCATAATCCATACCTTGAAGAAAAGAATGATTTGTAGAATACCAAAGATGATAACTATCCATCCTGTAAAAGTGAGCATATCTTCCATAATTGTAGTTTTTAGTTAGACAATACGCAAAACTACCGAGAAATTCAATCATTCCAAACTATTTCACGACAATTCTTCCATTATCGTGATTTTGTAATCTTGTAAATAGCAAAATAGACTATCAACTTCTACCTTGCGAATTATTTTATCACAATCCCCCGATTGTTGCGTATTTGTATAAAAATAAGCGGGTTAAATTTAGGATATGTGGTAAATTTGAGTAGTAAGTAATAAAAAAATAAGAATAAAAATGGGAAAGCTCGTATTTCGTGTGGCTTCGGATTGGCAAGAAGTTGTAAGATTAAGGACAGAGATAGAAAAGTTGAAACAAACGCTTCTTTCTATGGATTCAACGCAATCTCCTGATACATTTAAAAAGTTAAATGTTCAATTAGGGGAAAGTACTAAGAAAATGAAGATTCTTGTTACCGAAGCTGCAAAAGCTGGAGCAATAATGGAGAATGATTTCAAAAAGGGTATTTATGACGGTGAAAAAGCTGTTAACTCCCTGTCCGAAGAAATCATCAAACAAAAAAATATCATACGTGAGACACAGAATGATGTTTCAATGCTTACGGAGCAATATAAGAAATTAGGAAAGTATGACTCTAAAAGACAATCTTTGTCGGATGAATTGAAGCGCGCAAAAGCAGCACTGGGAGAACAGAAATATGCTCTTGGTGAACTACAATCACAACAAGCTCTTGCAAGATTATCCACCAAAACTCTAAAGGATGAATACGCTTTGTTCAAGGATGAAAGTAAGGCTGTTGTTACCGTTAATGAAAGTGTAGGAGTCTCATTTAAGAAGACACTTGCTGCTATTGGTGGAATCGCAATGTTGAAACAAGTTGCTTCAAATGTAGTTTCAACTGCTGGAATGTTTCAGAAGTATGAATCTGTATTAACTAATGCTTTAGATGGTAGTGCCGATAAAGCGAAAGCATATCTTTCCGACATAAATAGTTTTGCTGCAAAAACAAATTTTCAACTTAATGAACTGACGGATGACTTCATAAAGTTCGTGAATCGTGGTGTAACTCCTTCAATGGATGCCATGAGGAAAATGGGAGATTTTACCAATACAGTAGCAAAGCCCTTTGACCAACTAACGGAAGCTATACTCGATATAAACAATCCAGAGCGTTGGAAAGAGTTTGGTGTTCGTGTCCAGACAGAAGGCAACAAGGTTAAGCTCTCCTTCCGTGATATGACCGTAGAATGCGATAGAACAGTTGAATCTGTTATGAAGGCTGTTGAGCAATTTGGCTCAATGAAAGGCGTTGAAGGTTCTACGGAAGCGATATCGAAGACGATTGAGGGGCAAATGTCAAACTTGGAGGATACGATAACTACTGCTTTAGCGGAAATAGGACTTGCTAATCAAGATTTGATTTCCGGAAGTATATCTGCTGTCGATACTATTGTAAAGAACTACGGTATTATTGGTAAAAGCGTATTGGCTCTTGTTGAAATTTACGGTGTTTATCGAGCTGGGTTACTGATAAATACTATTGTTGAACAAGGTTCTGTGAAGTCTATATGGGCAAAGATTACTGCAACTAAAGCTGCTACCATTGCTCAAGCTGCATACAACAAGGTTCTCGCAATGAATCCTTATGTGGCTGTTGGTATAGCTGTTGTATCTCTTGGTGTTGCAGTATATACATTGGCAGACCATACTACTTATGCTGAAAAAACAGCTCGTTCTGCTACTGAATCAATGGAGAAGATGAAAAATGCTTCTGAAAGTCTGAAAAATAAGATAAATGAATTGCTTAGTGTTATCAGAGATGAAACTTCTACTCAATACAAAAAAGCAGATGCCTATTTGAAACTTCAAAAAATACTACCGGAAGTTTTTGCAAATATGGATATTGAGAAGATAAAATTGATGGATAAGCTCTCTTTATTAGAGAAAATAAATAAAGCATCTGATAGGAGGGAAATTGTCGGAGCTAAAACTAATGTTGTTTTAGCTCAAAAAGAGGTTGATAAAGTAAACGCTTTAATTGCAGCCGATTCTCAAAGAGGTACATATTCAGGGCAATATGAGATTCAATTATCAGATGCAAAATCTAAGCTTGAAGCGGCTAAGAAGGTAGTCACCGACATTGAAAAGATACAGACAGAAGCTAACAAGCAAAAAGAAAAAGATGACAAGGAAGTTGTTGTCAAAAATAAGGAGCATTGGGCTAATCAAAAGAAAGAAGCCGAAAAAGCCTTAGAATCTATTGATTCCAAACAACGTAAGTTGCTTAACACTGGTAGATTTGATAAAGTTGATTCTAAAGTAGTAGCTAACTACAAAAAGCAAAAACGCTTGATTGCCGAAGCAGAAAAAGAATTAAAGGTTTATGAATCTTCTTCCAAACAAGAATCCGCCGCTGACAAACTCCGCAAAGAACAAGAGAAGTACAACCTTCTAATTAACAAACAAGCCTTAGAAAAAAAACGTCAGATCGAAGATTTAGAGAATCAACTAACTCAAACTAAAATAAATAAAGAAACAGATGGTTTCAAAAGAGTACAATTGCAAAGAGAACTTGATAACAAAAAAGAGATTCAAAACTTAGAACGACAAAAAGAAGATTATATACGTACTATTATTCAGCTTGAAAAAGAAAAGTTCGATGCTAAGGAGGATTTAATAGCCAAACAAAATCCGAAGCATGTCAAGGAAACATTTGATCCATCTACTGTTAAAGTCAATACCTCTGTTTTTGATGGTATTATAGGCAATACTTCCAAGAAGCAGATCAATGACAAGATACGTGAACAGGAAGATTCTTGGAATGAATATCTTACTAAATATGGGACTTTCCAACAAAAGAAGGCTGCCATTGAACAAAAGTATCAGAGCCTTATTAAAGAAGCGCCTGACGCTGGAAAAGCGGCTGCTTTGCAAAAAGAATGGGAAGAATCATTGGCGAACCTTAACCTTAGTAAGTTAAAGCAAGATATCAATTGGGAGGTCGTCTTCGGTGACATGAGTAAGGTGGCAAAGAAGCAATTGCAACAAGTAAAGAAACAGTTACAAGATTTTAAGAAGTCCCCAGAATTCAAAAATGCTACTCCGGAACAGATCAAAGTGATGGAGGAAGCTTTGAACAACATAAATAATGCTTTAGTAGATAAAGGAGGTTTCTTCGGAGGTATTAGTGAATCTCTTAATGAGTACGAACAGTCTGTTATTAAAGTAAAAGAAGCACAGGAAGAGCTAGAAAAAGTATTAAAATCAGGTGATGAAGCTGCCATAGAAAAGGCAAAGAATAAAAAGAATACTGCTGAGGCAAACCAAGTTAATGCACAAACGAATGTAGAAAAATCAAAAGATAAGGCCATCAGTAATATTACTTCCGTTTCCAACGCCATCGTACAACTCGGTAAAGAGAATGTTAGTTTGTCTGATATTGGAAATACAGTTGGAGCTCTTGTTGATACCCTCAGTGCTTCAGGAACCAAAATCGGTGGAATCATTTCGGCTATTTTATCTATAATAGATGCCGCAGGCGAAGTGGGTACTTTTCAATATGGTATGGATATTATCGAAAATATATCAAGTACTGTAACTGACGCTTTCGCGAGGGACACAGAAGCCATAACGGGGCTAGATATGAGTTTCATGAAAAGTGCTGATTATGACGATTACAATGAATTAGTTGAGGAGTATGGTACTTTGCTAGATGTTTGGGATCAGCTTCTTGATAAGAAGAAAGCCTACATTAAGGAATCCTACGGAGCCGAAGTAACAAAGGTTGGACAGGAGGCACTAGATATATTGAATTCTGAAAGGGAAATAACAAAAGAACTCGCTAGCTCAAGATTAGATGCAGGTAAAAGTGCTGGTAGTCATTCTATAAATTACCGTATGTGGAAAGGTTCCTATGACTACAATGGCACTAACTGGAAGGATGTTGCAGGCGATATTTCCAAAGCTCTTGGAGGTGTTGATTTCAGCAATATGTGGAGTATGCTTAATATGTCGGCAGAACAGTTGGAATGGATTAAAACCAACTATACTGGATTATGGGCAAATATGGATGGTGATTTCAGAGGTTATCTTGATGATATTATTAAATATGGAGATACTGAAAAGGATATTATTAACTCTATCAATGAACAGCTTACACAAATGTCATTTGATAGCTTATTTGATAGTTTTTTGAATACTCTCATGGATATGGACGCTTCTTCAAAGGACTTTGCCGATAACTTTGAAGAATATATGCGAAAGGCTATTTTCACTTCTATGTTTGCTAAAAATTATGAAGGGGCATTAGAAGACTGGTATGAAGCTTTCGCTGAAGCAAATAAGAAGGAAGGTGGAATTACTGCAAGTGATGTTAAGGATTTGAGAAATAAGTGGGATGATATTGTTAATGGTGCATTATCAGATCGTGAAGCTTGGGAACAGATAGTAGGTAGTTCCGGGGCATCTACCTCTCAATCCTCTTCCCAAAAAGGATTTGCTGCCATGTCACAGGATACAGGCGAAGAACTTAATGGGCGTTTCACTGCCTTACAGGTAGCGGGGGAGGAGATTAAAAATCAGAATATCATTCAATCACAATTCCTTAATCTTTTGACGATGAGAGCTGATGATATACTCCGTGTAAATACAGATATGCGCAATATCGCTGATAATACGAGAGATCTGATAGCTAATTCTTATCTCGAATTGGTTCAGATTTCAGAGAATACAGGTAATTCAGCTAAATATTTGAAAGATATTAAGGCTGATATTTCGGAAGTGAAAAAGAATACATCAAAATTATAAGTTTATGGCAGATTTAATAATAAATGGTAAGGATGCTTTTCTAGAATGGGGCGTCAGAATGGGAGATAAATTTCTGGATGTGCTGGGCGCACCAGTACCAATGAAAGAATTTATAGAGAACTCAAGTCGACTTGAGCATGGAAAGCGTATTTCAGTCGCTAATACAAAATTAGATTCTCGTGAAATTACGCTTGTTTTTACTATTGAAGGTGAGTCTGAATCTGATTTTCTTGATAAAAAGAGTCTATTCTATAATGAACTTTACAAAGGAACAGTGGATATATATGTTCCAGATAATGGGAGTGAGATTTATCATCTTATTTATCGTGGGAAAAGCATATCTTATGCTCAGAGTATTGATCGTACATTTGGGAAGATTTCATCAAAATTTGAGGAGCCAAATCCGTCAAATCGTGTTGAAAATATCTAATTTACGACATTGATTTCATTGTCGTATCTGTGAGTGCTCAAAATTGGGCACTCTTTTTTTTATCTCCGAACTTTGGAAATGTTATGATAGATATCAAAGACATATTTGGAAACATACGCTATTCTACTCCAATTAATGAAGGTAGTAAGCGCAAATATCTCTTGATGAAGGAGGATTATATCACATTGAAGTTTTCATTGGATGATCCTGTACACTTCAAGTTAGGAGATGGTATAGATAACGAGTTAGGCGTCTTTGAACTTGTGGACTTGTATAAGCCTGCTTATAACACATCAACAGGTGGCTATGACTACGAAATCCGTCTTGATGCTTACTATTGGAAGTGGAAAAACAAGAAATTTTTCTATAGTCCTGATAGCGGTAGTCGTGAGGCAGGCTGGAATCTTACTGATACCTTAAAGGTTCACATGGATGTGTTTCTGAAGAACTTGGAAATCCTAGGTTATAAGTACCATGACAAAACGTTTAAATGCGAAATAGATAAGACAGTAGATACTTCTTCTAAATTGATCTCATACGAAAATATTAACATGATCGATGCACTCAATCAAATGGCTGAGAGTTTTGAATGTGAGTGGTGGGTAGAGGAAGAAGTGATTCATTTTGGTCGTTGTGAGGATGGCGATCCTGTTGACTTCGAACTAGGAATGAATGTCAGCAAGATGGATAGAAGTGATAGCCAAGATTCATACGCAACTCGTATTTATGCGTTTGGGTCAACACGGAACATACCGCCAACATACCGCAAGAAATTGATCTTTGATGTCAAGCAAGTAAGCGGACGTGATATAGCGGATACATCAAGAGTGCTTAAGAGTGAATACTTTCCATCCGATTCGATTTTGTGTGAAAGATTACAGGGAAAGGCACATATTGATGGAAGCGTTGTCAATGAAAATAGAGAATATAAGTGTACTATAATCAACGCTCTGAGTGGTGGTACTTATTCCGTGTTAACAGCTCCTGTTCAGTTTATGATTAGTGGAATAACTGGTACCGGGTCAACGGAATATTATCCTCCAGTAGGAACATATTATTACCAGCTGGATTTATATTACACAAAAGATGGCAAAGCTCATACTGTGTATAGTGAAAACAAGGACCATTACCATTCAGATAAAAATATAAATGGATTCAGAGACACGTTCAATTTTCCTTCGAGTTTCAATATAGAAAAGGGAGCCGTTAATCTAGAAGCGAAATTAACAGTGAGAGCGCAAACAGAAGTATCTCCTCGCGGTGTTTCTGCCCAGATTCTTTCCTTTGATCTTATATTAGAGAATTTGGCTCAGTCTGTGAATACTACTATCGCGTTCGTTACCGGAGCAAATGCTGGAAAGTCATTTAATGCTGTGTACAATCCGGGATTTTTCACAGGCGAAGCAGCTAATGTGCTGCGTTTGCCGGAAGGTATTACCGCTTCTCTTGGCGACACCTACACAATTGATAACATTGTAAAAGGTAATGTCCCATCTATATATTTCTCAGATGATAAAGGTTCTCAAACTGCCGAAGGTATTGTGACTAAGCATTTGATGATGCCTGAAGGCGTACCATATATTGATGCCTATGAAGGTATGACAGAGGAGGAAGCTGTAGAGCAGATCGTTATTTTTGATGATATCTATCCTAAACGTGAAAAACTGACGGGTATGGTAACAACTCATACATATACTGATACTATAGATAATCCGGATGGAACAAAAACTTCGAAAGATTGGTTGGCATGGAGATTTAAAGACTCGGACCTGGGATTCCATTTCTCAAACGAATATCGGTTAGATGGAGAAGATTTGCGTATAGTCTTTCAATCCGGTCCTCTAGCCGGCATGGACTTTGAAGTAACATTCAATCCTTACGATTCAGCTGGAGGCGATAAATATCAGCCTGAAAAATCAGAGGACGGAACATGGAACAAGGATGCTCAGGTATACGAGATAAAGCGTAATGATGATTATGGCAGAATGCTTCCTGATGACATTTTACATCCTACGGATCAAGGTGGTGACACGTATATTCTCTATGGCTATGATCCCCAATTCGTATCCGACAAGCTTATTCCTGACGCAGAGAAAGAAGTCGAGGAACGGGCAAGAGAATATATTGAAGAGCTTAAACAGGACCCTTCTACTTACAATACCACCATGATGTCGGATTATATCTATGGCATTAATCCTGAAACGGGTAAACAAGATCCCGACTTTGCCAGGAGTTTCACCGTTGGTCAGAAAGTGAACCTTATTAATAAGGCATACTTTGAAGAAGGTCGTATCTCTCGTATCATAGGGCTTGAATATAACCTTGATATCCCTTATGACTCCCCGATATACACTGTCGGAGAAACAGCTCCTTATTCTCGTATTGGCGAGCTTGAAAACAAGATCGACTCTCTTACATACCGAAAGGAAAAGAGCAAACAGCAAGTAATTAATAGCGGGAACTCTTCTTCTAGTGGAGGAAGCACTATCGCAAAGTTAATACAGACTATAAATGTAACATCCAGTAATGTAGGCTATATAAAGACCGGGGATACAATTCCTTCTGGTACTACATTGGAAGAGATCTTTATTAATATGCTTTCTCAAAAGGCTTCAGCAAAATTAGAATGGAAACTTTCGACTTCTAATGATGTCGAATTTGGTACTCAGAAAGGCTATATCACTTATACAGCATATCGAAACGGTCAAGGTCCTATGGAACAAGCTTATTATGATAATAACCCTAACAACAAACTAATTTTTTCTGAGGAAGTAGGTGGCATACAGACAGCAACGAGACAACTGCAAGGTAATTACACACAGGGAGAAACCTATTTTGCTACAGTCATATATGCTGCGAGTGAAGATGGTTCGTTGCCCAAGAAAGAATTGACCAGCAAAATCAGCGTGAATGTACATAGAAAATGGTTTGCAGGCGTTTGTAATTCGGTTCCTACGACTTCAGCCGAGGTGCGGGCACTTTCAGGCAGTGGATTGTATAAGGACGCCGGATCGTACAAGTTCACAATAGGCAATTATAAGACTTTCGTTATCTGTATTCCAAACGGTACCATCAAGGATGTTTCACTGGAGAGATACCAATATAATTTCATGGATTTGGATTCCGCTGCCACTCCGCGAAAGATCAGTGTTGAAGGTGCTAATGGAAGTACACCTTTGGAATATACGATGTATGTGTTCAGTACGGCTACGACAAGCAGCGAAACAGATAATTTCACCTTTAAAACGAATTGAGTATGGCACTAGATATAAAAGGGAGCAGTTTCGCCGGCAGATACAAGCGTGTCAATGGTTATTCTATTGATTCGACTGACGTGTGGGAAACCTTAGAAGAAGCCCGTGTCTATGCCCGTAATACAGACACGGAGCCTTATGTTCCCTATGCCGGACAAGTAGTTTCCGTCATTGAGAATGGAACTATTTATAAACTAGTAAAGGATGCCAGCATACCTGAAACTGACGGCAAGAAACATTTCAAGCTTGCCATTATCGGCAGTAACAACGACAATGATGATCGGTATGTACGAAAAGACATAGCCGAAACAATCGAAAAGCTGATGACCTTCCTTGAAGGTATCAATGCGAAGGGGACATCCACGCTCGAACAGATAAAGCTTGTCGGTGACATCATTTCTAATAATTTCTCCACCGGCAGTACAGGATTCGGTATTTATAAAGATGAACAAGGTAATTATCATCTTGATATAGACTTCGTTGACATACGAAAAAAGTTAAGCATCAACGAGATACAAGTGCAGCAGTCTACCTATATAGGAGGGAAACAGTACAACACTAATGGTGGAATCATCTGTAACAAGGTTGAGGACAGGGGAGACGTTTACAGATGCTATTTCAAAACGACCGATGCCGAAGGACGGATTGTCAGAAATACCTTTGAAGTCGGTGATTTTGCTATCAGTGAGACTTTTGCACTGAAGACCGGAACAACATTTTATTGGCGTTATGTGAGCGGATGTGGTGATGATTATATAGAACTCTCCAAAACGAATTGCGCATCCGGTAGTGATGTGCCTTCTGTGGGTGATAATATCGTCCAGCTTGGTAACGAAACAGATCCGGCACGTCAAGGCGCAATCGTCTGGGACAGTGTAACAGTCGGCGGTCCCTACATTCGTATATATAAAGGTATCAACTCCTATACAATGCCGGAACCGCTTATCGACCTGAACACTGTACTGAGCGAAATATCCGCTAAGTTCATCAACCAGGCCACAGGGAAAGATGTGGATGAAACCATTAATGACCTGCAGGCGGACATGGACCTTGTCAAAGAACAGACGGATAAAGAATACACTCTGTGGTTCTTTGACTACGATCCCACGCTGGAGAACCTGCCGGCGAGTGATTGGACTACTGACGAACTTAAAACCATGCATGAGCAGGACATGTTCTATAACCGTCTGACGGGACATGGATACAGATTCGAAAAGGATGGCAGTTCATGGAGCTGGAATGATATAACGGACCATCTGACACTGAAAGCACTGGAAGACGCATCCAAGGCTCAGGACACCGCTGACGGGAAAAGACGTGTTTTCGTATCTCAGCCAAAGGATTCCGATGCTTATGATATCGGCGATATGTGGGTGAATGCAACCTATTCCGGCGAAGGCGTCTCTTATAAGAATGACTCTCTCGTCTGCATGACTGCAAAGGCGGCAGGAACATCATTTTCTATAAAACACTGGCAACCTAGCTCAACGGCTACTACCGCCTATCTTGAGAATCTGGGAGACCGGATACTCGCAGCCGTAACAGATTCGGAGGAAGGCATCGAAGCGGCAAAAAGACTAGCCAATCAAGGTATCAACGATGCGTATGACGCTGCTCAGGAAGCACTAAACGCTCTGGGAATTGCAAGAGATGCACAGGAGACGGCAGATAAAAACACGGCTGTTATCCAGGTGACGAAAGATTCTATCGCTGCTCTTGTAGAAGGAATACATTTTGATAATTACGGTAATATTACAAACATTAATACGAGCGGATTGGTAACGACCGACGATTTCAATGTACTGTTATCTAAAAAGATAACCTTTGACGCAGAAGGTCATGTAAGTAATATCAGCACATCCGGTCTTGTTACTGAATCAGGTTTCACTCAGTTGTTTACCGAACAGGCCGAAGCTGACGGATACGTAAAGAGGGCTGAGATCAGTACATTCATCACGGAAGATGATGCAGGAAGATTGATATCGAATGCAGTGATATCCGCAGATCAGATAACATTTGAAGGCACTGTAACTGCTAACGAAAACTTTAAAATACTCGAAGACGGTTCCATCGTGGCAAATAATGGAACGTTTAATGGGACCATAAATTCAGATAATGGATATATCGGTGGAATAAAGATAAATAGTGATGGCCTTGGAATGTCCGGGTTTCAACCTGGTGATTATACTCAAATGTTTTTGAACAAACAGAAAATTACGTTTGAATCTTTCATGACTGAGATTATCCCGGATGGTGGGGGTATACGTACATATGAATCCGATACTGTCATAACGTCATACGGAATAACAGTTGAAACAAACCTGTATACTGATGTCTTAAAAATTATATGCAGGGATAACGGTCTCAAAGTATCATGGGAGGGAGTCTATAAGACTTCTGATGGTGGAGTAACTTGGATTAAAATATAAATAATATGAAAATCAATTTTAAGAAAATCGAGGCACGGACCTCATTCGAAGGCGCAATACAAACTTTCGACGTCGCAAAAGTAGTAGGTAACGAAATGATGTATAACGGCAATCTCCTGCTCGACATCGGATTTGAAGACCTTGCTAAAGCGATCTACTACTCAGATGAAGAAGTAGAAATACCAGCTAATTACCGCAAGGCATTTGAAACTATAATCAGAAATTCAAGGCTTATTGCTGCTGTAAAAAGAGAAATAATCAACCAGTTAAACAAGTAACATGGGGTATATCAAGTTTGTTTTAAGTGTGCGCAAGACGGATGACAAGGGTAATACCACCCGTACCGTGATCAGCCGTGTTGAAAGCGACATGGCGGATACCGGTATGCTTGAAACAAACCTGATCATGCATGCGCTTTCAGCACGCGGAAAAATAGAAATCAAGGAGGAAGGCTTCCCGTATGCCTTCCCGTTAATATTTGGAGAATAGTTTTATGGCACTGAATGTAGAACATAAGGAAGAAAATGAAGGCAAGAATTCCCGCGGACGTTTGTCGGCTGAGGAATTCAATAACCTGATCGATACCGTCAAGGAATTGGAGAAGGACGCAAATACTCCTTCTTCAATAGGAGAATTAAAGAATGTCTCCCCTGAATCCGATACGGCAGAAGACGGTTCCGTATTACTATACGGCAATAATGGATGGTCTCCTGCTACCGGAGTGTTTATTCCCACCGGAGTTGCGGAGGACGGATCTATTATAACCACCTTTGAAGACTTAATGAACTATATTTCCTCACATGGCGGTGGCGGTGGAGAAACAGGGATACAAAGAAACCTGCGTATAATCAATAACCTGGACAGTAAAAGCCTGTCAGCCAGCAAAGGGGAACCTTGCTATTTGAATTTTACTTTCATCAGCCAGGAAAGATACAGCACCAATGAACCTTATGAAGATACCGGAGAGCGTGGGTTCTGTCAAATCTCTGTTAAAAACAGCAACAGCGCCGAGTATCTTGTCGTCAAACAGCTGTATATCAGTTCCGGTTCTCCTTTCAGTATTGACGTTGCGGAGTTTCTGGCGTCCGGAGCAAACAATGTAATGATCAAAGTAACGGGAGAAGTGACGGAAGTGACGGCTCCGGCATTTGTATACACGGTACAGCTTACTTCATTGTCCATCAGTGCGGACAACTTTAAATGGTGGACAGCTTACACCGGTGCCATTACGCTTCCTCTGAATATCAGCGGTAATATTTCAAAAACATTGTATGTGACTGTTACCGGGAAGGATTATAATGAATCCTACCAGATTCAGATCGGTACAGGCGTATATACGGAAACCGCCTACAATTACTCTGTAATCCACCCGGGCGTGACAGGCGTATTCAATATATCTGCTTATGTCTCGAACTCGGACGGGACGGTCAAGACAAGAACGATATCGTTCAATGTCATTTGCGCGGTAGCCGGCGAACAAAGGAAGCTGGTAGCCGTCAACAACATCCTCGGCAGGGCGACCAACTGGAGTGAGAACTCATTGTTCGATTACGCGATGTACGATGGCGACAATGTCATTACCTCCGCTAAATTCACCATCAAAAAAGATGGTGAGGATGTCTTTACTTCCGAAGAAGCCAGTATCGCATGTTCCGCCAGACATACATTCTCATTCCCGATGGAGATTGAGACAATGGATAATACGGAATTTGAAATAACGGCCCATATCCTCGATGTCGATATGGAGCTGACATCCCCAATCACCTATCAGGTAAACAACTCCCTGGGATATTCGGCCGTGTCGGGCGCCGTATTCTATATGAATCCCAAGACCCGCTCCAACCGGCAGGGGAATCGTCAGGAAATCATAAATGAAATGGACGGTTCCGTCATCCCGGGCAGCTGGGAGAATATGAACTGGGGCAATGACGGCTGGCAATCGGACGAAGACGGGAACAAGGTACTCCGGCTTATGGCCGGCTCATCGCTGCGCATGGGATATTCCCCTTTTAAAAATGAATGCGCCCGCACCGGGAAGACTCTCGAACTTGACTATAAGGTTGATAACGTGACGGATTATTCCGAACCGGTTATCACCATATCGTCCCCGTCCGGTGGTTCGTTTGTCGGATTGAACATCTATGCGGATGACATTATCATGCACTCCCAGTCACTTAAAAACGATGATGTACAAAGTTTGCATACGTTCGAGGGAAAACGCACAAGACTCACGCTGACCATTTTGCCGGACGCCTATGGCAACAGCGGATTCAACCTTTGCATACTGTATGTCAACGGTGTCAAGAACAGGGAATTCACCTACGAGAGCAATGATTATTTCGCCCATAACGGGATGATCGTGATAGGTTCCGGATATGCGGACGCGGACATATACGGAATACGGGAATATAACCGGGGACTGACCTCACAGGGAGTCCTGCGTAATTACATCAACTGGCTGAACACCACAGATTCCAAGGCAATTGTGACAGAGAATAATGACATCCTGGACCTGCACGGTTCGGATATCGATTTTGAAAATACGAAGGACCAGTTTAACGTAATGACATTCGACAATACAATTCCTTACATGGCGGATCAATCAACTCGTACCGGCATGTTGGAAGTGTTCTTTTATGACCATCCGGAATGGAATGTTTCAATCAGCAACGTGACCGCCAAGGGGCAGGGTACGTCATCCATGAAATACTGGATCTGGAATACCCGTTACCAGCTTGACAAGAAACTCTCCGTCATTCGTTACGCCGACGGCTCGGACTCCACCGCGGGAGCGAAGTGGTCAATGACACCGTCTCTTCCGGCTGGACGCAAGTTTACGGCAAAGAAGAACTATGCCTCCAGTATGCAGTCGCATAAGATCGGTGCGGTAAACTCCTATACGGACCTTATACGTGAAGTGGGTATCCTGAACGAGGCGATGCGCGCAGATGCGAAGGTCCGTGTGTCGGTTTGGGAAGCTCCGTTTGTGTGCTTTGAGAAACAAACCAATGACGAAGGGGAAACAATATACATATTCCGGGGATTGTATACCTTCGGCCCTGATAAGGGTGACGCCGACACTTTCGGCTATAACACCGATACTTATCCCAACCTGTTGAGCATTGAGGGATCGGATAATTCTCCCTTGCTCACCCTGTTCCGTGTGCCGTGGAATCCGGCAAAGGGATTGATAGCCTATAATGAGGATGAAGAGGCATTCCAGTACAATGGCCAGAACAGCTTCGACCTGGGCGAAGGGGAAGTGGAAAACATATCAAGCTTTATTCCTGCCTACAATTGTGTTTACCAGTGCTCGCCAAGACTGAAACCGTTTAACGGCACATTGGATGAGTTGAACGCACATCTTTCCGATTACAAGAATGAACCCTGCGAGTTCTGGATCGCCAAATCCGGTGACATTAATCAATATAATGTTTACTATTTTGAGTCGTCAGAAGGAAAGTTCATGCCATCTGATATCGGGGAGGGAACAATCAATCTGCTGTCGCAGCTTGCAGACAAGGGATATGGGCTTAACACTTCCGATCTTGCCGGGAAAACGGATGACGAGCTGAATACACTTTTCATAAATGCCCGTATCGCGAAATTCCGTATAGATGCTCCCGCATACTGGGATATTGACGACTGCCTGTTCTTTATGAATAATGTAGAATTCAATGCCGGAACCGACGAACGTGCGAAAAATACCTATCCATACTGTTTCGGTACAGAGACATCCAGGTGGCGTTGGCGTGTTGATGATGCCGACACCCGTTTTGATACAACCAATCGTGGTTTACCGGATAAAGAGTACAGTGTGGAAACGCATGATATGGACGAAACCGGAGCATCCGTCTGGAACGGCGAGACAAACAACTTCTTCAACCTGATGGAACTGGCATTTCCGGAAGAAAAGATAATCAGCATGCGCAAATCAATGACTGCCATGCAGACACTGGGCGGGCTAAAAAGCGGTAACGACCTTGAAAAGCTGTTTGCGTTTTATCAGAAATACTACTTTGACCAGGCTCAGGAATATTTTCCCGCCAATGCTTATAATGCGGATGCGAAGTACTGCTATGAAAACGGGAAACTGGCATACAATAAAGGACACTATTCGAATGATACCGACCCGATCACCCAGTCGCTGGGAGACCATTATCTTGCGGAACAGCGATGGATTACGAAACGTATCCTGTACATGATGTCAAAGTATTCGTTCGGACTATTTTCTGCTAACGGGACGGATACCATCACCGTACGCGCTGCAGGTAACACAATCAAGTATGAACTGACTCCGGCAATGGATATGTATCCTGCGATTGCCAATGGTACAAGTATCATCCGGGGAAGGAGAACGAAAGCCGGAGAAGTATGTGAAATGGAGATTGAACTTTCCGGGTCGGGAGACCAGCAGAATGCGATACAGGGAGCATCCTACCTGCAGGATATAGGGGACTGGCATAATAAGAACGTGACCGGGTCTATGATCATTCAGGGAAGGATGCTCCGTGATATCCGGCTGGGAAGCAAGGACGCCCCGGTTATCATCTCTATATCCTCCCTGACGTTGTCCAACTGCGTAAGCCTTCAGAGGCTGCTGCTGTCGAACATCGCCACCTTGGCCGGTACATTGAACCTGTCCGCATGCTCACATTTGCAGGAGATATATGCGGACGGTACATCCTTGACGCAGATTGTGCTTCCATCGGGAGGAGGGCTTCGTGTAATTCAATACAGCAGGCTTAACCAATATCTGTCATTGTCCAATTATCCGTTACTGACAACGGAAGGCATCGGGATTGATTTGTGCAGGGATGTCATTACGGACTTCTTTATCGTGAACTGTCCGAACCTGTCTCCCATGCGGCTGCTGGTTGATATCATGAACTCCCAGGCGGAACAGGGGGATGATCATGCATTGAAGCGTATCCGTGCCGTAGGTTTTGAGGAAACATTCAATGATTCGGACATGCTGGATAAACTGGCAACGCTCTCAAATGGTACTTACGGAGGATTAAGTGCTGAAGGCTTGGCCGGAGAGGATGAATATCCTGTTCTGGACGGAACGATAACGGTGAACGCGAATACCTACGAGGATTCAATTGAGGCTTTAAGAAACACATTCAGAAAATTGACATTGAATATAAACGGAGAATTTTATGTCAGGTTCAAGGATGCTATAGTTCAAAGTATGATTGCGGAATCTTATGGGGATGGGGTCGGAACTAAGATTGAGCAGGTTAAGGCTGTGAGAAATTTCGGCGGCATGTTCAAGGGGAATACTGAAATCACATCATTTGATGAGTTTGAGATATTCACCGGATACAACTCTAATGGATGGAATGTCTTCGATGGGTGTTTATCCTTGATATCGGTAAAATTGCCTTCCCAATTAAAGATAATATATGGGTATATGTTTTATGATTGCCGGGAACTGGCTAATATAGATTTGCGCAAAGTAGAGGAAATTCAGCGGCAGGCTTTTTATAATACAGGATTAATAGATGTTGATTTGGAAAATGTTGTTACAATCGCCGGAGACGCGTTTAGTAAATGTACCCGGTTATCCCGGATGAAAATTGGAGATAAAAGTGGAATTCCCAGCGGATTTGCAATGGACTGTACATCCCTGGTTGAATTGGATTTGGGAGTAGGTGTAAACGCGATAACTTATGCATTTCAACATAGTCCATTGAGGATAGTAACAATCAGGGCCGTTACGCCACCTGAAGTGACAAGATCATTTCAGGTGATTGATCAGTCGTGTCGGTTTTATGTACCTGATCAATCTGTGGAAACTTACAAAGCCGCTTCCGGTTGGAGTCAGTATGCTGATAGGATTTATCCGTTATCTCAAAAAACAGAATAAATCAAGAAGAGCAGTTAAATAAAAAACCGCCTGCTCATCACGAGTCGGCGGTTACAAACACAAACAAAACAAACAACGAAGGGCACTACCCCTCCGCCTTATAAGCGATACAAAGGTAGTATTAATCACTTAAAAAGAAAAGTTATGAAAAAATTATTTTACGAAAGCTGGATAGCAAAGCATCTATTGCTTTCAGGTTACTCAACTATCACGCTTCTTGCGTGGGTATTCACAAAGTGGTCAAAAACTGAGGCCAGGCAGTCAACAATCAATCATGAATGCGTTCATGCCCGACAATGGATTGAACTGACGGTCGCCTCTGGTATCTTGATTTGGATCATTACGCTGATCTTCGGTTTATCGTCCTGGTGGTTGGCACTAGCGCCGGCTACCTTCTATGTATGGTATGTACTAGAGTGGTGTATCCGCAAGATGATTGCTAGCGTACTCGCTGATTGCCGGGAAGACTATGATGCCTACCGGCTGATCTCATTCGAACGGGAGGCTAGGTTAGCGGAGAAGGACAATAACTACTTAGAAAATTGCAGCTACTTCAGCGGTTGGTTGAGATATGTCTTTAAATAAAAAAAGAAAACCGCCTGCTCATCACGAGTTGGCGGTTGACAAAAAACAAACAATATTAAAAAGGGGGAATCCCTTATTGCTAATGCGTACAAAGGTAATAATAATATTTTAGATAGAGAAATATGGGATTAAATGAATGGCTGGCTCTGATCGGGGCTTTGGGAGGCTTCGAAGCAATCAAATGGATAGTTAACTTCTACGTGAATCGTCGAACGAATGCAAGGAAGGAAGATGCGACAGCGGACAGTATGGAGGATGAAAATGAACGCAAGCAAGTCGCATGGCTTGAAGATCGTATCGCTCAACGTGACGCCAAGATTGACGCTATTTATGTTGAACTCCGGCAGGAACAGTCCGCTCATCTGGAAGATATTCATAAAAAGCATGAACTGGAGCTTAGATTGAAAGAAGCCGAGATAAAGAAATGTGATGTACACGGATGCACTAACCGGCAGCCGCCAAGTGACTATTAATTATAAGGAGGAAAAGAAATGAAGTACTTTACAATTGCGGAACTCTGCAAATCTACGACTGCGGACCGCTTAGGAATCAACAACAGATGCAATCAGGAGCATGTCCTTAATCTGACTGCACTAGTGAATAATGTATTGGACCCATTGCGGAAATGGTATGGTAAACCAATTACGGTAAACTCTGGCTTCCGCTGCCCGGCATTGAATAAAGCAGTGAAGGGTTCTAATACGTCTCAACACATGACCGGACAAGCTGCCGACATTGATACAGGTGATCGGCAACAGAATAAGTTATTGTTTGACTACATTCAGAAAAACTTGCCGTTTGATCAGCTTATCGATGAATCCAACTTTGCCTGGGTACATGTATCATTCCGGGCAGATGGTATGAATAGAAATCAAGTATTGAAGCTATGAGACGCCTAGTATACTTCCTGATCATATTGCTGACATCAGCAATATGGTTTTCATCCTGTCGGAGTATCCGGCATATTCCGATTGAAACAGTAAAGCATGATAGTATCTACATTAGCAAGATACTACATGACAGCATCTATCAGAGAGACAGCATTTATGTTGATCGTAAGGGTGATACAGTACTTATTTACAAAGATCGGTATGTATACAAGTATAAGAATCTTGTTGATACATTCTATATACACAAAGTGGATAGTGTACAAGTGCCTTATCCGGTTGAGAAAAGTTTATCACGATGGCAAACTATTAAAATGGAGCTTGGCGGATGGGGATTCGGAATAATTATAGTTATTGGTATATGTCTACTATTAAAATTCATCAAATATCGAACACATTCATAATTGAGTGCCGGCACTAATTACCGGCACTCAATTTGTTTAGATCATTCCTTTCTCTTTGGCTAATTTTAAGATAGCCTCACAAATAAACGAAGTCTTATCGTCTACCTTTTCAAGAATTGAACAGACATCCTCCGGAGCCTTAAAGCCGTAGCGTTTCGCAGTTGTTTTCTTTCGTCCTGCTCCAGCTCTTGTGCCCCCATGTTTTCCCTTTGTTATTTCATCCATAATTGTTATATTTGCAAATCCTAATCGGTTGGGGAGGTTTCCCTCCCCTTGGATTTTAGAGTAGAATTTCGAAGTTTACTCTTACTTTCCAGATTCTAAATGAAATTGCGAGTCTCATAATGAATACCGATTAGGTTTCTCTTCTTGCTTTCTCGGTGAAGAAGATTAACCGCTGTAATCATCTCTTTGATTACGTTACAAAGATAAGCATTATTTTGATAACGTACAAACGAAATCAAGAAAAAGTTTAAGAAAATATCATTTTTAACATTTAGATAATATGTAAATTATTATCTATTTTATATTCATTACAATCAAAAGCAGCACACATAAGAATAAAGCGATCTTTTACTCCTAGTTTAGTATATCGGTTTACTGCGTCACTATTCTTTGAATGTAATCCGGCTGCATACTTATCAACTTGTACTTTGTTCATTAAGTCTACATGCGTTTTACGAGCTAGTTTGCTACTTGCTACTTCATATAGGGGCTTATATTCATTTTTGCTTTTCGCTTCATCAAATACAGCAACAAGTCTATCTATTTTGCAGTATTCTAACAAAACTTTTATCTTATCATTGTATCCTCGTTCTCCTGATACATAGCGTAATATAGGGAAATTGAAATTGTATTTCTTTATAATTTCTAAAGCAAAACGCATTAAAGGAGTTTTGATTTCAATTCTTGTATCATTTTCTTTTAGAGTTTTGTGTGGTAAGTAATGAATGAAAGGAATATCTTCTTCTATTGCGATATTATCAAAGGATAGCGTTTGGAAGTCTCCAATTCGACAACCTAAACTACATTGAAGTAAGAAAGCGTCTTTAGTCTCTTGTAGGGAGCTGGGGACATCTGTATTTTGTAGTTTAATGAACTCGGCTTTAGTTAAAAATATAGGTTCATCGTATTGTTCCTTCATCATTACTGTTTTACGCTGTTTTCCAAGTTTACGGAATGGTGATACTGGTATTTCATCGTTACTTTCCAGTTCGTTGAAAAATGCCTGTAGCTTTTTTAATTTTGTTGCAACAGTATTTTGCCCTCTTGGTGAGGTTGGAATATTGCGATTATTCATGTCAACATAAAGCCCCCTATATTTATCTACCAATATATATTCATTAAACAGAAAATCACGGAATAGTATAAGTTTCTCATTATTGAAATAGGTTGGAGTGATATCACTTAAGTTGTTGATAATGAGAAAACGGTTTAATTCCCGTAATAATACATCATAATGTTTCTTTCTGCCTTCGCCAAATATTCCATCCTTATAACATTGCTCTATGTATAAGTTGAGTCGGTTATGGAGGCTTTCACTTGATTCCTTGTTAATATACTTCTCCGGATTAATATATTCATCTATATATTGATTTAGTTGTTCACTGGTTTCTATCTTGTGATCGGTGTACAAACGTAGGATTAGGTTTTTGCGTTCCGTTATGTCTCTATAAAACTCTTCTCTAGTTTTGCAATGGATTGGTATAAGTACTTTGGATTTGTATTGTTCCTTTTTCTCATCCCAAATTGAAGGTTGTACTAAAATCTCGGAAGTGTGAAATAATTGTATATTCCTACCATCGGATAAACGAAATCGTATATTAACAAAGTTATCCTTTTTGCTTGATCGAATAAATGCTTTTACTGTTGCCATATAGCTATCATTTTACGGTTGTGCAAATATACTGTTTTTGCACAACGAAAATGCTTAATTGCACAACTAAAATGCAACATAATACAACTTGCTGTTTTGTATATATTTGATAATTAATGTATTTGTATGAGATTGTATAGTGTGTATTTTTAAATATTAGACCGCACCGGGGTCACATA